GAGGATCGGTAAATACCATATCTGCTTGTTCAGTACATAGTTTATCAAAATCATCTATTACAGTACTATCTCCACACATAATTCTATGATTACCAAGTTTCCAAATATCTCCTAATTTAGTTATTGGTTCTTCTAAATCTCCAGCTACTTCAGGAACTTCATCTTCATCTGTTAAGCCTTCCTTTTCTTCAAATAAAATATCGTTTAGTTCGTCTTCATCAAAGCCTATTGAATCTAAATTAAAATTTTGAGATAATAAATTATTTAACTCTACTGTTAATAATTCTCCATCCCAATCAGCATCTTGATTTAATCTGTTATCAGCTATTCTATATGCTTTAGCTTGATTTTCTGTTAAGTCAGCTATCTGTACAGGAACTTTTTCATAACCTAATTTTTTAGCCGCCTCGAATCTAGTGTGACCAACTATAATAACAAATTCTTTATCGACTACTATCGGTTGTTGAAAACCAAACTCTTTTATGCTAGAAGCAACTTTATCTATGTTTAAATTTTTTCTAGGATTATTAATATAAGGTAAAATTTTATTAGTTTCTATTAACTGTATTTGCATAGATATTTATTAAACAATAATTATGAAATATCAAGACAAAAAACCAGAAATAGTTCCACAACAAAGACACGAATTAACATCACAAGGTAAAAAATATACTACTGTTGTTATGGTTAATGTAAGAGAGTGTGGACTTGATTATATGTTTCATAGGCATTTAATTGTTGATTATCAACATAAAGCAGGAATAAAATTTAGACAGATATTTGAAAGTAGTGCTATTGGAGGAATGAAAGGCAGAGATTTAAGTCTTTTTATTACTGGAGGTGCTAAAGATAAAGTTTCTTATGGTGCTTTACATAATATTCAGCAGTTAGTTGAGATTCATAAAGTGTTAGGAAATAAAGGTTTTGAGATTGCTACTTACATTTGTGGTCAAGATTATTCATTAAAACAAACAAGAAACATTTTACATATTGACCAAAGATATATGGGAAGTAGATTAAGAGAAGTTTTAGACGACTTATCAATTCATTTTGGATACTATAAACAAAAATTTTATTGATTTATGCGTACACCTATGATAAGGGATAAACCATAATGAAATAAGTGACAAAAAAAAACCCCACCACCAAGTTAATGATGGTAGGGCTAGAGAGAAAGTTATTGATTAACTTGCTTTTTTTAAATTTTCTGGTTGTAAATCTTGAATATAATTCACACCAGCTTGTGCCATAGCACTAGCCTTAAAGATAGTTTCTGGTTTTGCCTTAATTCTATCTTTCCAGATATTTAAGTATTGAATTGCATGAGGAGTAGGCTCCATTGTTATACCTAACATACAACATTGAATAGCAGAACCTATTTCAGCAACCAATTCTTCAAAAGCATATTGATCTTTAGAATCAAAGTTTTCAAAGTATTTAGTTTTATACTTTTCAGTTCTATCACATCTAGATTTATGACCAGTCCAATGTGTTAGTTCATGAAGTAAAGTAGCATAAAAGTTTTGAGTAGCAGAAGAACTATCATTACTATTAAATAATTCTTTAGATACCATTCCAATATAATCTTGGCTTGGTACATAATAACAACTATTTTTTAGAAATAAAGTTTCTGATGAATATTTGATTTTAGCACCAGTATTTTTTACATACTGCTCTATATCAAGTAATGTATCAGAACCCTCTGCTTGAACTTCTGAATAATCTTCTAATCCAGTAGTTTGGTCTAGATTAAAAACAAAATAACTTCTCATCAAGTTATATTGAACTTTAACTGCACCATCTGATGTATCAGGAGTTTCATTAGTTTTAGCATCTCTGTATAAAGATGGTTGCATATAAATAACTTGCGTACCTTTAGCACCTTTATTTATTTTACCACCTTTTGATCTAATTTGGTTGAATGTACCAAATATATCAGAAGTAAAACCAGATTCTTCTTTAGCAATCCATAGAGCAATAGTATTTATTCCTCTGTAATTTTTGCCTGATAAAAGATTTTTAGGCATCCCTAAAGATGCCCAAGGTTTTAACCAGTTTTTACCATGTTTGTCCATATTGCTAATAACTTTATTAACAATATTTTCCATCATTGTTTGTTTGTTTGACATTATTGAACTCCTTCTAACTTAAGAACTTGATTAATAACACCATCAGGATAAACACTAGCAAAATTATAAGACATTTTATTTTTAGTCCAAATAACATGATAACCAGTAGTAGATGGAATTTTATTATATTCCGCAACCGAATGATGAGGGAACATAATTTTTAGAGGCTTAACTTTACAAGACTTCATATTATCTAATATTTTAATACGAAGTTTTTTTATTTTAGTATTTAGCATTGTTATCTCCTTTTTTTTGTTAAACATAATAAATATTATAATCATTTTTAAAGGAAATAAAAGTAAAATAATATAAATTATTAATTTTTATTAGTTAAATAAGTCAGTAAAATAGCGACTTACTACCAATAACTTATAGCTATTAATTAATTTCGTAATAAAAGTTAGTTTTAAGTGCTAATTTCTATTAATAACCATTATATATAGTGCATTAATAATTTTTTTCGGTTATAAAAAAGGAATGATTAGACGAATATTATTATTGATTAACCATGTTACATCTAAAATAAGTATTTGGAGTTGGCAGAAGTTATGGGGTAATAGAAAAAAGGGTTATGGATACAGAAAATAACGAAGTTGGCAGACCACCTTATATTAAAAAAGATGATGATGCTAAATTAGTTGAAGCACTAGCAATCGCTGGAGTAACACAAACTTTAATAGCACAGATAGTTAAAATTAGTGAACCTACTTTAAGAAAAAATTTTAGAAAAGAATTAGATACCAGTAAAGCCAGAGCAAATGCAATTATATCACAAGCCTTGTTTAAGAAAGCAAAAGATGGTAATGTAGTTGCACAGATATTTTGGTTAAAGACACAAGCAGGTTGGAAAGAAAAAAATTATCATGAACTTACAGGAAAAGACGGAGATAAATTATTCGGAGAGGAAAGACAGCTTATTGAAATCCGAAAAGTTTTTGACGAGATTAACTTCGCCAAACCAGAAAATATTATTGAAGCACCTGAATTGGTGCAAGACAGCACGACAGAAACAGATAACTCCTAAAGGAGATTGGAATGTTTGGTTAATATTAGCAGGTAGAGGTTGGGGTAAGACTAGAACAGGTGCACAAGATATTGCATTTTATGGATTGACTAGACCTAATTCTAGAATAGCGATAGTAACTCCAACATTTGGAGATGGTCGTGATACATGTATAGAGGGAGTATCTGGTTTGTTAGGTTGCATTGATGCTGATAATATTGAGAACTGGAACAGAAGTATTGGAGAACTTACATTAAAGAATGGAACTATCTATAAAACATTCTCAGCTGAACAACCTGATAGATTAAGAGGTCCACAATTTCATAGAGCATGGTGTGATGAGTTAGGAAGTTGGAAGAACGCAGAAGCATGGGATCAATTATTATTTGGATTAAGACTTGGTGACAAGCCACAAGTAATTATAACAACGACACCCAAGCCAACAGATTTAATAAAAGAATTAGTAATTAATAAAGATTCTCTTGTAACGAGAGGTAGCACCTTTGAGAATAAGGATAATCTTGCAGAGTCCGCAGTTAAAAAGTTAAAAGAAAAATATGAAGGAACTCGGCTGGGCAGACAAGAATTATTCGCTGAAATTTTAGAAGATGTTGAGGGTGCTTTATGGAATCGTAATATGATTAGTAAAGCACTCATTAAAACAACAGACATAATACCAAACTTTACAAGAACAGTAGTTGCTATTGATCCTGCAGTTACAAGTAATAAACATTCAGATGAAACTGGAATAGTAGTTTGTGCTAAAGGTACTGATGAAAAGTTTTATGTTATAGATGATGTAACTGGTAGATACACACCAGACCAATGGGCAAAGATGGCAGTTGAAACTTATTATAAGTATGACGCAGATAAAATTATAGCCGAAGTAAATAATGGTGGAGATTTAGTTGAAAGAGTGATAAGGACTATTGACAACAACATAAGTTATGGAAGTGTAAGAGCAACTAAAGGAAAATATTTAAGAGCAGAACCAATATCAGCATTATACGAACAGAATAGAGTAAAGCATTTAAAACCATTTCAATTTTTAGAGGATCAAATGGCAAATTATAATCCCACAACATTTTCTGGTTCGCCAGATAGATTAGATGCTTTAGTGTGGGGAATAACAGAACTGTCGCAAAGGACAGGCAAAGTTAATTGGAGAATTAGTTAATGGCAATATACGACAATATTAAAAATATATTTAAAACAAAAGAACAACCAAAGGTGCAAAGAAAAGAAGCACCAGTGGTTTATTATAATTCATTAGGATATGATTCAGCACCTAAAATTGCTTATGATGATTTAGCTACTGATGGTTATTCTGAAAATGCTATTGTTTATAGATGTATTAATGAAATTTCAAACAATGCGTCAAGAGTTAAAATAAATTTATTCAGAGGAGATCAAGAACTTGATAACCACCCTCTACTAGATTTATTATATAACCCTAGTCCAACCATGTCACAAGTTGAATGGTTTCAAGCATTGTATTCTTATTTATTAATTTCAGGAAATAATTATATGTTAAGTGTAGGAGGAGATAATACTCCACCAACTGAACTTTATAATTTAAGACCAGATAGAATGAAAATAAGATCAGGCACAAGAGCAATGCCAGTGGCTTATGATTATATGCTTAAAGGTCAAATTGTTGAAAGCTATATTGTAGATCAATCAACAGGTGCATCTAAAGTTAAACATATAAAACTTTTTAATCCATTAGATGATTATTATGGAATGAGTCCTATGCAAGCATCAAGTGTTGATATTGACCAACATAATTTAGCAAATAAACATAACGTAAATTTATTACAAAATGGAGCAAGACCAAGTGGTGCTGTTATCTTTAATCCTAAAGATGAAACAGGTGGTAATGTTCAGTTATCAGATGTTCAAAGAAATCAATTAATGAATGATGTTAACC